TGGTTGGCTGGGGCGGTTGGAGTGGTAAGTATATCATTTCCGAGGCAAAACACACGATCAGCGGATCCTACACCACGCAGATCAAATTACGCAAAGTATTGGAGGGATATTGATGGATAGCGAACTGAGCCGCATTGTTCAAGTAGGCACCGTAACTGCTCTTGACACCGGCGCACATAAGGTGCGTGTCAAATTCCAGCATACCGGTCTAACATCTGACTGGCTTCCCGTGCTCAGGAACGCACCGTCAGTATCAAGTCAAACTGCCGGTAGTCATTCGCACACCGGATCTGTTTCAGTTGGATCAGCTGATGGGCACAGCCACAGCGCAACAGCTTCTATCGAAAACGCAGACGGACACGCCCATCCAATTTCGGTGGCGGCGTGGATGCCTGCTATTAACGATACTGTCCTTGTTGTGTATCTGCCTGTGTTCAACAGCGACGGCTTTGTGATTGGAGGTATTTAGAATGGCGAGTATAGGTTGCTTAGGCGACATCCCTTTCAAGGTATCTTCCAACACCGTGCAGACGATCACGAATGGTAAGTTGTCCGGATCTGCCAAGTATGCAACGCACCAGCGGCACGCCGGGGATGCGTTGACGGAGTTTGTTGGCAATAACCCGGACAAATTCACCTTTGATATGGTTCTGTCTGCCTTCCTCGGCGTGAACCCTATGCAGATGGTCGATAAGCTGAACAGCTATATGCGTGAGGGCAGAACCTTGCCGTTAGTGATCGGTGATAAAACCATTGGCAAGTACCGGTGGACGATCACGGGGATAAATACGAAGCTGCAGAACACAGACGGCTCCGGCAATATCATTGGCGTAACCGCATCGGTTACCTTGCAGGAATACCTGAGATCGTGAGGTGCGTATGAGTTATAAAATTTCCCCCAAAGACCTCGGTGCCCTGAAGCTGAACGAAACCGACTATGTGCGCTCTGCGTTGCAGAATGTGGCTATTGTTCTGAGTACTTGGCAGGGCACTGTGCCGCTTTACCGGGAGTTTGGTATTTCCTCTGCTGCGGTGCATAAGCCACTTCCTGTGGCGAAAGCAATGCTCCGGGCGGGGATCCGGGAAGCGGTCGAGAAATACGAACCCCGTGTAGAGGTCGTCGATGTTACTTTTTCAGAAGGCATTGACGGCCTTACTCCTACCGTGGAGGTGAATATCCTTGAGTAGAAATCCCGATTATCAATTTGTCAGCACGGACACCGACGCCCTTGTGGCAGAGCTGGTGTCCGGGTATGAAGAACTCACCAAAACCACAGTTCGCCCTGCAAGCCCGGAGAAACTGTTTATCCAGTGGGTTGCAAACATCATCCTCCAAGAGAGGGTGTGGAACAATTACACCGGCAATCAGAACATTCCGAGCCGTGCTTCCGGAAGCGACCTTGACAGTCTGGGCGAGCTTTTCTATGAAACGGTGCGCCCGGCCGCACAGCCTGCGGTGTGTACTGTTCGCTTTGAGATCTCCGAAGCGCAGAACACCGCAATCCTCATTCCCGCAGGTACGAGAGTTACAGACAACAGCGGCGAGATCGTGTGGCTGACAGAGCAGGATGTTTATATCAGCATTGGATCCACTTATGTTGATGTCCAGGTCCGGTGCGAAACCCCCGGCGTGATCGGCAACGGCTATGCCATAGGGCAGATCAACACGATCATTGACGTGTTCGATTACTACGCAAGCTGTTCCAATATCACCGTCAGCGACGACGGCGCCGATGAAGCTACCGACGAGGAATATTACGAGCTTATGCGCACAAGCATGGACGGATATTCCAGCGCCGGTGCTCGTGGTGCTTATGTCTATATCGCAAAGAAGGTCAGTACCGAGATCGCTGATGTGCTTCCCAACCGTCCGGCTCCCGGATATGTAAATATCTATGTGCTGATGGATGATGGCACATTGGCCACTGAGGAGGTCAAGAACGCCGTTGCGCAAGCGTGTAGCGACGAAACTGTGCGTCCTCTTACTGACTTTGTAGCTGTTGCTGATGCAGAGCAGGTACCGTACAATATTTCGCTGACCTACTACATCCAGCGTGGCACATCCAAGAGCGCCGTGGAGATCGAGGCGGATGTGCAGAAAGCTATCCAGGAATATGTTTCCTGGCAGTGTGCGAAATTTGGACGGGATATTGTTCCGGACAAACTTCGTGAGTATCTGTATGCTGCCGGCATTAAGCGCATTGTGCTGAATGAACCGGCATTTACCGTGCTTCGTGACGGTCTTGATAATACCGTGCCACAGGTAGCAGCTGTTGCGAACATCGATATTATCAACGGAGGTTATGAGGATGAGTAGCCATAAGTTATCTGCGAGTAATCTGCTGGCTTCGCTGCCGGTGGTTCTCCAAAAGGATGAAAACTTGGCTGCCATCGCTTCCTCTGTTGCAAATCTCCTTGCGAAACGCCGGGAGGAAATACGCAAGGTTGCGATATACTCCCGCATTGACGATCTTCCGGAAGATCTCTTGGATATCCTGGCTCACGACTTCAAGGTGGACTGGTACAACTACGACTTTCCTGTTGAAGCCAAGAGAGCTTTGCTGAAAAACTGCTGGAGTGTCCACCGCCGTCTTGGTACGAAAGGTGCGATTGCTGCAGCGTTATCGGACATCTATCCCGGATCCACCGTTGAGGAATGGTTTGAGTACGGCGGTGAGCCGTACTTCTTCCGGGTGGTCTTAGATGTTACCGATCAGTATATGGATATTTCGCAAGACGAGATCTTACGGGCAATCGACATTTACAAGTCGCTTCGCTCACAGATCGAAGAGGATGCGATTTATTACCGCAGCCGCAATACATTCCGGATCCGCCTAAACTGCGGTGCTGTGATCTACGGGGTGCGGCTATGTGGCACTTATCCGGTTGTCGCCACGCAAGGCGACACGGAGGAAAGCAGTCTTTCCGTAGAAACAGCCAGTGCCGGTACCGCCTATCGTGTCAAGATGTGCGGTACGGCGCTGGGAAGCATTATTTAGGAGGTGTGATCCTTATGCTTGCATCAGCAGCATTTAGCGATCTGCGCAGCTATATCAAACGCAGAATTGCCTTTGCAAAATACCACGCAGATGGGGTTGCAACAAAAACCGACCTCACCGATGTATCGATCCTGGCAGATGGTACTGTACGGGCACAGTTATCCATCATTCCGGGCGGTACGGTAACCGTAACCCGGGTAGAGCTTTACAACTCCAACGGAGATCTGTGGGCCTACCAAAATTGCAACATCACAATTTCCACGGGACAGACCGGCATTCTGTACTGGTTCGACTTCTCCGTGGTGGAAGAGGAGGGATAGTCGATGTACAATCCTACACTATGGCTTGACCATGTAACCAACCCCAGCAGTGTGTTCAAGATCGTTGATAACGGCGACGGAACCTTTACCATCACGCCTGCCGGAACTGTCATGCAGCAGGGTACGCCGCAGGACCAGGCCCACTTCAATAAGATCGAGGCTGGCATTTTGGATGCGCATACCGCAGCTGCGCTGATCCTTAACTTTGCCCGTCAGCACGAATGGGAGGTTGAGACTGGCTCCGTTAGTCTTACCAACAACAAATCTTTCCCGTTCAACAGTTCCCAGACCTCGGTTGCTTTGAAAACACCCAAGGAAAGCGCAAACTACATTGTGCTGACCGAGATCGTGAACACCAACGGAAACCCCGGCGAGATCATGGTTTCGGACAAACTGCTTAACGGCTTCAAGATTGCCTTCACTGGCTCTGCTACCGCCGTTACTGTAAACTACACCGTAATAGGAGGCTTCATGAGATGACTGTTATCGAGAAAAACCCCGGTCAGAAGATCCCTTATGAGATCTACGGCAATAAGATTTGCTTTGACGATGATCTGACCATCAATCTGGAAAAGCGGGAGGAAGATTGGGATGTACATATCGACGTCTGCCATGACGCAGACGGCCATCTTGTGATCGGCGCAGCAGCCGGCCGCAAATATGTTGCCGAGATCGACATTCCCAAGCGCAAGTATATCGAAGTCGAAGCGGATGAAGCCGCTGAGCCTGTTGCAACAGGCGGTGAAGGGCAAACCTCCAGCACCTCTTTGGTACCTGTGCCCTTCGACATCGACAACATTACGCTCACTCTGTGGGCTGTGGAGTAAGAGGTGCGGCTATGGAAAAACAGAAGCTTAGCACCATTCAGAAACGCAATAACCTGCACCAAGTTTTCCGGGGTGATGATCCGGGCGCTGGCGGTGCTTGCCACAGGTATATCGTGCGCCAGGATAAGTTCTGCCCCCACGAAGAGGTTGTGGTGGCGGAGATCCAATTCCAGCACGGTCCTCGGAATGAGGAAGGTAGCACCAGCGGCGTTCTGGATGTCGATCTGTTGGAAATTGTCCGTGACCGGTTGCAGCAATTCCAGAAGGGCGAATTTGCTACCCGTGAAAACGCCTGCGCATTAACCCACATTGAGGAAGCCTTGATGTGGATGAATAAGCGCACAGAAGATCGTGCTGAGCGCAATGTGCTCGGCACCTACAACAAGTGAGGAGGTAGCTTATGGCTAATTTTGATCTTTCTGCCCTGGCATTGTCTGCTGTTTGCCCGGGCAATGAAATTCTCTACGATGATAAGGGTATGCCCTCTATCATGGTGAAGATCCCCAAGCAGACCTATGCACAGTTGGGTATTGGTGATAGCACAGAAGTTCACCCTGCGTTCATGGTCAATGGCAAGGAAGTAGATGCACTCTACATTTCCAAGTACCAGAACATCATGCAGAACAACCGGGCGTACTCTCTGCCTGCGCAGGATCCCCAATGCAACGTCAACTTTGATACCGCACGGCAGTACTGCGAGAACAAGGGCGACGGTTGGCA